ACGTACAGGTCATGCTCGTACACCAGCACGGCATCATCTTCATCCTTAGCCTTAACGTAGACCCCGACGTTCTTACCTCGAAAGTATGGAAACGGGTACTCAGGAATCTTATATACGACTGGCTTTGCGGTTTCGGTTACGTATTCGACAGTATTGTCTTCCTCGGTTGCTTCAACAATCTCCGCGCCCAGCACGATGGGTGAAGTAATCTTGCCCTTGTGGGGGCAGTGGTCACAGCCTCCCGGTATCAACTCTTCAAACTTAGCGCAGGTGTACGGCCCCTTGATCTTCTGTACTTTTTCTTCTGTCCCTTCAGCCGTGTAGCTGGGGTGCTTCTCCGATACTGCATGTATAGCGGTTGCTGAGTCCACACAGAACGCTGGTATGGATAAGGTTGCCCTCCACTTTGGCTCGTCCGCAATATCCTGCTCACCAATCAATTTTGCCAACTGCAAACAACCAGTGCCCTTGGCGTTTTTTGCAACAATAACACTGAACCTGTGTTGCTTGTTACCCATCAGAGCACGTGTTAGCTCGTTAGCCTGAGAGGGTATGTGCGCAGGTGCATCGTCGTGGATTACGCCAAGGCATGCTTTGAACGCATCAAAATCAACTGGCTTGGAATGACAAATGACCGTTACATCTAAAGGCGGATCGCCCTTGAAGTTAAGCGTCTCCGGCATACGCAGTATGGACGCCGCATCTGATGTACGGCTTGGGTCAGCATCCAGCTTATGCTCATGGCACAGCACCTTCAGCCGCTTGGCTACAGGAGTCCAGTCCTGTCTGGTTACCTCAGTAGTCAAAGGCCAGTACACATGTAGCCCACGACCGGAGTTAACCATAGTCGGCTTTGGGAGGCCGAGTGTTTTGCAGAAAGACTGGAGCGCGGCTACGCCGTCTGCTTGAGTTGCGTAGGGTTTGTTTTCCCCGCAGTCAATGTCCAGCCAAAATGCTTTGACCGCCAACACATTGTCAGTCGATCGCGTCTTGTTAGTCTCATACTTTGCACAGCCAAAATACACATCGTAGTCTTTAGCCAGCAAGTCAGCGACTTCTTTTTCAACTTCTTCTAGTTCCCGAACAAATATTTGTTTGGGCAACCCAGTCTTTTTAAGACCTACAACACAGTACCACCCCTGTGGGGAAAGCACTGCTGATAACAATTCTGTCATTGCCGCCCCTGCATTGCGAAAAGATGGGCATCCTAGAGGCACAACAATGCCCCGTATTAGGATGCCCTGCCCGATTACAAACTGAACTTAGCCCGTTCAAGAGTCTCTTGGATCTTCAAAGCATGTTGCTTGCGGGGTATCCACTCGCCAACAAACCATTTGTAGATGGTCATCCTGCTTACTTTGAAGAACTCAGAAACGTCTTTAACCGGAATCTCTTTGGCAATGCAGAACCTACCCAGCATGACGCCGGGGCTATCCGTGCTCGCCTCTAAGTTAGCTCGGATGATTCTTGACATGTAGCCACGGTTGTCCATCGTCACTCGTCGTCAGTCCAGCTACTAATCACATCCTTGAAGTCCTTCTTAGGGGCAGGCTCGGCGTTCTTCTTGGATGCACGTTTTACAGGCTCGGGCACGTCTTCAACCTCAACTTCAACCATTACGGCTTTCATAGCAGGCTTGTTGGCTTTTACGCCATCAGTAGCGGCGGCAGTCTGCATTACTGCGGAACGGGCGGCGGGGGTATCACCTTTCTCTTTTGCTATCTCCCACTCTTGCTCGGTCAAGTACTTGACGGGCTTGAATGTTAGCTTGGGGGTATCGCTATCGCTATCAAGGCGCACTTCAGTCACCAAAGTGTTGATGCTCTTACCTTGAGCGCCAACATACTTGGCGTACTGTTGGAAAGGCATCTTGTCTAAATCGCCACGACCAAAGATGGACTTAGAAGGCAACACCAGTTGGAACACATCGCCGTCGATATCGTCGGCTAACAAAACTGCTAACCGCTGCTTGAAGGTGCAAGCACGGGAATCCCCTTGGCCTGAGCCCTTGATGTTTTGGGGGCAACCCTCGCAGGTCTTGGCTTGAGGTTCTTCGACTGACGCATCGGGTGCATCGCCATCGTTAGACCAGCAGTCAGGTGCAGACGACTCGCCAGCTACGTACTTACCGGCATAGAACTGACGGGCAATTTTTCTGCCGCCGTTGACGATCACGATATTCATTGCGCGACCTTCGTTCTTGGTAATCTCTTCGCCGTTGACCATCATGCGGAACACACCGCCACGGATAGAGATACGCTTAAGGCCGGTGTTACCAGCCAGTGATTTGGTTAAGTCATCCATACCTGCACGTTTGAGGTATGCGGGGATTTCTTGTTGGAACAAAGTTACTTCGCTCATGGCTACTCCTGTGGTTGAAAAATTACTTACGACGAACTGTTATTTCGTATTCACTATCTACATGCAATCCGGGAGGATGCACTTCGGGGTTTTCATCCAAAAACTCTTTCATACTAGTTTGGTGGATGCGCTTCTCCAACAGTCCCATAGCTCCATGCTCTTGCATAAAGTTATAGAAGCTACCCCAGTCATTAGTCCAGTAACGGTTTTTGACTGTGCGGTAGGCAATGCCTGCTGGTGAAGAAAAGCTAGTTACTCCAGTCTCCTTGGAGATTTCTACTAACTTGTGCTTGAGGGTCTGCATGTCCTCTTCAATCTGCGCAGTTTTATCTTTAAAGTCTTGGTACATCATGTCACGCTTGTCACGTAACTTAATGTACGTAGCGACTATCTGCTCTATGGGTATATCCATATCTCTCTCCTTTAATGTTTTTATTGCCTCGGGGTATTGATTATACCCTCTTTGTTGACTTTGTCAAGAGTTAATTTCGTTCTTGTACAAATCAATTATTTTTGCGTGGTAGTCCAGTTTGTTTTGAAGCATCTCATATAACTTAGCCTCGACGGGACTGCCCTCGATATGCACTACTGTTACAGGATTCTTCTGCCCTTGACGATGTACCCGTGCGTTAGCTTGCAGGTAGGTTTCGCTGGACGTAACTGGAGCGTACCATATCACTACGTTAGCCGCAGTTAGGGTTACCCCGTGCGCCGCCGCTTGTGGTTGGATTAGCAGTACTTTCGGCTCCGTGTTTTCTTGGAAACGTTTGAAAATATCAGTACGTTTGTTTACGGTTACGCTACCATTTATTATCTCCGCAGTGATGTTGTTCTTGTCCATAAACTCTTTGACGAGGTTTATGGCGTGGGTGTAGGGTATAAAAATCAATACCTTTTGCGCTGACTCTTCAATCACTTCTTGCAATACATTGAGGCGGGCGGACACATCAAATTCAATGACGTTCTTTGTATCTGTGTAGACAGCGCCGCATGCAATCTGTAGCAGCTTGTTTAGGTTAGCCGCCGCATTAACCGCAGACACCTCCTCACCCACTGCCGCAATAAGAAAGTCTTTCTTGAGTTGCTTGTAGTACTTCAACTGCTGGGCGCTCAATGGTGCGAAGCGAGAGGTGTGAGTTACATCGGGCAGGTCAAGACACTCCTTCTTGGTGAAGCGTATTGCTGGTTGCAGTAGCTCATGCACAACTGCTTCTGAGTTTGGCTTGGGTATCCACTTGAATCGGGTAAGTTGATACATCACAGACTCTCTGTACATGGTGTACAGGGTCGGCGCTCTTGCAGGGACACAAGCTTTTGCCAGCCCATACGCATCTAGCGGAGACTGTGCCGCAGGTGTGCCAGTCATCATCCATAGCCATGTAGTCGGCGACATGATGTACTTCAGCGTCTTGAACCGCTCGGTGCGAGAGTTCTTGTAGGCGTTTGCTTCATCCACGATGATGAGGTCAAAGCCGCCGTTCTTAATCTCTTCTCTCACAATCCCAACGCCATCAAAGTTGATGATGACGAATTCGGCAATGCCGTTGATGATCTGCTTGCGCTTGGCTCTGTCGCCGTAAGCTACGTTCACACTGCGGTGGACAGCAAACTTAAACAGGTCGGCTTGCCATGCTGACTGCATGATGGACAAGGGGCAGATGACCAGTATGCGGTTGATGACGCCCTGCTCTAATAGGTAGTCTGCCGCCCATATCGCTGACGCCGTCTTGCCTGTGCCTTGCTCGTTAAAGCAGAAGCCACGCTGGTGCAGGGTCAGGAACGATGCGGTTTCCTTCTGATGGCTCATAGGCTTATACAGTCCGGGCCACTCGTAGTCGCGCACGATGGGGGATGGTGCAGACTTGATACCAAGTTTGCGTAGGGCTTGCGCTTCCTTCAACCCCCAGTTGACCGCGACCTCAGTTACATCATCTTCCTGACTGATCGCGGTACTCTTCTCAATCGTTTCAATAATACGGCTCGGGTTCTTGGTGCGAACCACCAAGATTTTGTTGTCGATGATGTGCATTTATTTCTTCAGAATGTATTGATAGCCATAAATATTGGGATCGTTGCGCTCATGGAGAAGCCCTCGATCGTAGGTTTCATATGCAATAAGCCAATCATCTTGATTGTCTACTCCACGTATCTTGCTGAACCATACACCTTCAGACCCAAACAAAATCAACCATGCGGCACGGAGTTGTTCATTGGTCATACCCCGCGAGTAGTGCCCATGCACGGAGGCAAAGGGGGCGTAATCACCAAACCTAAATGCAGGTGAGTCCCCCGTATACAAAACCCCCCCAGCCGGTATTGTGATCGGGTTAAGAGTTCCGTTTGATGGTGTGATCTGCATTGCGTGGGTAACTGCGGTTGTCGGAAGCGGTTTTAACTCTGAGATTGCTACGGGTAGTTTTTCCCCCTTTTGATAGAGGAGTTTTATGATCCACATCTTTCCCATCTCCTTTGTGTACGACACCTTCGCGCTCCAACATGGCGCGGGCTTTGTTTCGTGCGGCTCGTTTCTTTTTGACAGCGGGTGTGCCGTCGTACTGCTCATACTCTTTTTTGTATGGGCGGGGTTTATTTACGTATGGCATGGTGGCTCCTTATGCTTTATTGCCAAATAACTCAAGCCCACTGGCCTGACTTTCCATCTTCGTTGCCAAATCCTTAAGTGCATTTGCATGGCGGCGTAAGTTGGTTGCGCTAGCCCCCTGCGCTTTAAATTTAAAATAGTAAGACAGGCCAAGGTCTGGGTTGAGTTTAGAAATATCTTGCGCTATCGACATAGTCATAGAAGTAGCGCAGTCGGTACAAAACATAAAGTCGTCTTTTTGACTATGGGGACGGAAGACAACTCCAACATCATTGGCGTACATAGGTTTATCACAGCAGGTGCATGTGTTATCGCCGTTATAAAAAGGGGTAGGGGTAAGACTCATTTCATTTCCTTCCGTTGTGTTCGCAGTCTATGACTGCACAAAATTTCCGACATGTGAAGTTAGGTTTGGGATTCCACATGTCGGACTCGTACGACTTTTCCAGTCGCTCTATCTCAGGCAACCACTTTTGCCAAGCCTCAGGCTGTTGTTTGGCAGTAAATGTGGCGGGTACTAAATCTTGGGCAACAAGGAACATCAGCACACACTTGATTGATTTGACCTGCGGGAAGTGCTTGAACGTCAGCAGCGACAGCAACTCCAACTGCTTGGTGTCGGCGTACTGACTGCTCCTGCCTGTCTTGTAATCGACGATACGTGCCTTGTCCCCGTTGATGATGAGTAAGTCAGCAACCCCACGGAACCACGCATCCTTAGCACTGAACCCACACGGCTCAAAGTCCTTGGTCAGCCCCATCTCGTACTCACAATACTTATCTCCGGGCAAGTCCTTTAAGGGGTCAAGGTGTTGTTGTATGAAAGCGTATTGCGGTGGAATCGGCGTTCCGGCCCCGATGTAATCTTCAGCGACTTTGTGTACCACCTTACCGTAGTCCAAGTGTGCTTGAGGTGGCTCGACAATATCCTTTGCCACACGCATGTGGTAATACTTGCGGGGGCATTGCTGGAACAGCGAGATGCTGGAGTACGACCATGTGTAGCTCATCAGTTAGCCTTTGAATTTTGTTGTAGTGCCATAGCTGTCTCCGTATTTAACTTCACAATCAAGTGGCAGGGTCTGCGCCCATTTTGGCCTCCATCGCATGCACTCTTGTACATATCGTGCGGCTTCTTCCTTCTCTTCTTCCCTAGCTATGCAAGCCACAGCATCGTGGACAGTTAACACAACTTGGTAGCGCTCGGCAACCTTAAGCATCTGCTCGCCAATCACGCACCGTGCCAACGCCTGACAGATATTCTCGACAACCTTACCGCCGTAGATACGCACAATGCCACGGCGGGTGGAGTAAATGTATTGCTTACGCCCACGCTCGTCAACCGCTTCCGGCCTCAAGTCCATATACTTTAGCGGCAAGCCACTGGGCATATCAAACCCTATCCCGGGAAGTACGTTAACCGCTTGAGGTTGCTTGCCAAATACAGAAGTCTTGAGCTTCTCGTCCGACAGGGCATCCAAGCATACATGCGCTTCTTCCCATAGGGCGGGTATATGGGAAAACTCATCCCGATAGGTTCTCAATACCTTCTTGCACCACTCTTCCGACAGGTCTACCCCAAATGCTCGTAGTTGCGCACGGAATTTGACATGTCCCATGCCGTAGCCGCAACCCAAAATGGTTGTCTTGCCTACAAACCGCTCTTCTTCGGTCACATTTGCAATTACTTGGCGGCGGTAAATCTTTGCCGCCATGATGCGGTACACATCCTCACCCCCTGCAAAAGCGTCTACCAAATCGTTTTGACCCGCTAGCCATGCCAGCACACGGGCTTCGATCTGCGATGAGTCTGAGTCAATTAGTACATACCCCTCAGGCGGCACAATGGCGCACTTGAGTTTCGGTGGGGGCGCACCTTTCTTACCTCTCGGCAGGTTCTGAAGGTTGAGCTTGTCGTCTCCACCCCATCTGCCTGTGTGGGCAGCGTAGTAGCGTAGCGGGACTGGAAGGCTACCGCGCTTTGCTATGTCAATGAATCTCTGAGTCCGTGTCTCCTCCAACGTACTCTTTGACCCCAGCCGTGCCGCTACAAGGGCTTGCACTTGCAGGTCGGGGTGATCCGCCAACGCCTTAAACCCATCGTCGTTCTTGGCAAGGGCGTACGTCATCTTGCCTGTGGTTGGGCTGATCTTCATAGGTGGCTCAACGCCTAAGTCTATGAGCATGTCGGCGAACTTGGGGTTCGACATCAGCGAGTCCTTGTCGGCACTGGCGGCGGCAATCAACGCTTCCTTTTTGTCCACCACATCGATAAGGTGTTGTTCCAGCAGTGGCAGGTTTAGTTGCAGGGTTGGTTTGGTAAACATCCGCAAGGTCAAATCAATGAGGCGCAACTCCTTGTTCTTGAAGCTGGCGCGGAGGATCTCAAAGAGTTGATACGTAATCTCTACGTCGTTCTTGCAGTATTCACCATACTGTTGCAGGTCAGCGGGGCTGAAATCACGGCGGCGCTTACCCATTGCCGCCACAACCTCATTGCCCTTTTTCCCTACGCCGTACCGCTCGGCGGCTTTTGCCAAGCTGTTGCCAACCTCAGTGCCATCAACCGCACGAAGCATAGCCAATGTGTCCATCAGCGCAAACGGATGGATACCGAAGTACCACGCCAATATTGCACCGTCAAACATCATGTTGTGGGCGACAACAAAGTACTTCTCCATTTCAAACTGGTCAAGCCAGTCCTTGGTCTCGCTCTTTGTGCCGCTAAACCACTGGGCTGGCTCGTCCCCAACTTTGACAGATATGCCAATGACTTCAAAGCGATCGTCACGGACGTACTCCTCTGTGGTCAGCTTACTCAGACTGAAGTCCTTGTCGTAGTAAGTCTCAAAGTCGATCGTAAGAAAGTTCATGCTTTGGTAAGTTCACGGTTGAGATACCAAATAGCTTTCTCTAAGTCTTGCCGTTTGTTACCTTTGTACTCGGCTCGGCTGATGTACTTCACAGCGTTACCCATGTTGTAGTTAAATGCCTTGGCTTCGATGAAGTCAATCGTCTCAATGCCGCCGGTCTTGTAATGGGCGGGGTGATTTACTGGGTCGGACGCAGGTTCTACCATAGTAATCAACTGAGAAGCCAGCGCATCCTTGGCGCTTTCGTCTAGCTTGTTAGTGTCTACCCACGCATACGAATACTCTTTCGTTGGCTTCAGTTCGGGTATTTTCTCGCCCCTCAATATTTTGGCTTTCTGTTTCGCATACTCCCCAATAGGTACGCCAATTTTGTTAGCCAACATTGCCTCGGATACAGTTACCGCGATCCTCTTGGGCATGTTCTTCCTAACCATATACACAGTCTGATATGTTGTGTCAAAACGGGCCGCAACATCTTTCAATGCCATGTTGGGGTTTGCTGTAAGGTAACGACGAATCTTCTCTGCTCGGCTTAATTTCTTTGCCATTTTTCTCTCCTGTTGTTAAAAAGGTGCTTGCTCTACTTGTTCAACGACTTGCTTTTTGTGTAAGTTCTCTAACGATTTGCCATTTACTCTGTGGAAAGGCCACCACGCCATCAGTTCCTTTTGACTCAAGATTTTTGGCGTGGTATCTGAGGTTTTGTTTGATGGCCTCTTTGGTTTTGGGGTCATAGCTTTCAAGCTCAAGGTGCCTTTGCATTTCTACGCTTTGTTGTAGAAACTTGCGTATCCACTTTATCCCGCCCAGCCTCATGTATTCCGTGTACTCGGTCGATGTCAACCGCATGTTCACCGCCCGCCCCGCTTCTGTTTTTTCTTTTGGCATCTACTTTCTCCTTCGCTATACGTTCCTCTTCTACCCACGCCGCCTCATCTGCGAGGTCTTCTTCAAGAGTAGGGTGTGGGTCGACGTTAGGAACGCACCGCCAACGTAATCTCGCCCGCATAGCCCTGACATCTGCTTCAGATATGTTTCTCGCAGAAATGTCTCCCAGCACGGCGCGTTTCATAAACTCCCCGCCGTCCATGCCTATCAAAGCTGCGTAGTCCAAAAAGGTTTTACTCTTAAAGAAGTAAACACTACGGATAGCGTTGGGATTAATATTTATTCGGTTATTACGCTCTTGGGTAGTTGGCCTAAGCGTTAAGTCTTTAATTGCTTGCGCAATGACAGCGGCTATCAACCGCGCACAACGCTGAGACTGGACGTCAATACCTTCTCTTGTAGACAAAAAATCAATACTCATGGCCTTCCTTTCTAAATTTAACTATCGAATCTTGAAAACGATATTCGCAACTATGCTTGTCGCCAGCTTGTTTAGTTACAAATACCAACCTGCAATCGGTGCAATACCACGCTGACCCTTGTGCAACGACAGTCGTCTTGTTTGGGTGCGTACCTTTCTCCCTACCAAAGAATGTGCGTATACGCTCAAGCACTGTTTCTCTCCCTAAGCCTTGCATCAACCTCATCAAGCAATGTATGCGGGTCGCTCCCAAGATTGTGGATGAGTCTTTCCAACTCTTCATCCGTAAGTCCTACCCATTTTCTTTTGGGCGGGAAAGACGACACTGCTAATCCATCCTTGAGTTGCCGCTTCAAAGCGGCGTTTTCATCCATAACCGTAGCCAACATTTGGAGATGCTCTTTGTGCCGCGCTTCCATGACTCTGACTATCTTTTCAAACTTGTAAGACCACGACCTCATAGCCTCACGCAAAATCTGCGATTCATACCAAACAAAATTCTCGTCTATACCTTCAACGTTAATGTTGTTTTTGACAATAAACATTTTGTCTTCGTCATCCATTCTGTTGCTCCTTCCATCGTTTACACAAATCTTTTGCCGTCTTGCTCTTAGGCTTCCTGTCGCACATGTTGCTGATTGATCGCTCCTTTGCTTTTTGTTTTAACGTCAGGGGCGGGGGCGGGTCAGGATATAAACCATTGAACCCCACTGTGCCTAGCACTGCACTGAGAATGAGTCGGTCAATCATTCCTCTACTCCCACGTTCAGTAAGCGCAGTTTCATGCGCTCAAGTAACCACAGAACATCCCCGCCATCGGCGTAGGTTGAAGCAAAATACTCTTCACCTTCCTTGTCGTAACCGATCAGGATTACACCCTCCAGTTTTCCTTTGCTGTTCTCAAGCACCATGTCAGGGTCAAGGTCGAGTCTAGTAATGCCGTTAAATAAAATGACGTTGCTCATGTCTCATCCTCCGCATGTTCAAATAGACGTTGCTTCAACCTTTCGATTCGGCGGCTGTTGTACTTGATAGCGGCATCTGCGTACTCAGCGGCAGTCTCAGCTTCCAACTTGCGTAGGTATGCTTCTTGTAGTTCGGTGTCGATCACTTCATAGATAGTCTTTGGTCTAAGAATATCCTTGATGTACTTGACTGTTGTCTCTCTGAATGTCATGCGTTCTTCTCCTTAAGTTTGGCTTCAATGGCGCGGACAAAACTTCCAGTGTTATGTGTGCCCCTAACAATTTCTGAAATATCCTCATTTGTCAGCCCTACCCATGTGCGCTGTGGTTGCATAGACAGTTTGATGTTGGCAACTCTTAGTCTGCCTACCAAGTCGTATGCCTGTTCTTCCAGTCGATTGCATCGCTCACAGTCCACAGGTCGATTGACCGCCTTGTCCACGCTGGACTGCATTTGCTTTTGCATCCCATCAATAAACCCACGCTCGTAATCTGCGCCTTGGTCAAGCGGTGGTTTACGCAAGATAACCTTCTCAGGGTCTGTTGGATGGTCTTCAAAATAAGCGGCTGTCATGCTTCCCTCGCTTTCACCGCTTTCAGTTTTGAGTCTGCATACTTGTCCGACAAATACTCCTTACTCCTTGTCCATGCAAGGCGAGCTTCAATCAGGCTGTTTGGTATTCGAGGGGGTACATTGCCGCCAAGCAACCACACCCACTGCTTATCCTTACCCAAACACCACAGTAAGTACCCTTGTGGTTTTTTGTTGTCGTACTCAAGCATCCAAATCATGTGTTCTTCTCCTTGAGTTTGGCTTCAACTGCTTCCATTGCATCTTCGGCGGTGCGACTAAATCTCCAACATTCGTCACGCTCTGAAATCGTCAGCCCTACCCAAGGGCGTTGATAAACTTGGATGTCATCGTCGTCTTCTGCTTTGCGCATTGCCGCCTTCACCGCTTCCTTGCGTTGCTTTGCTTGTCGTTCAATCTCGTTGAATGCTTCGTCTTCTTCAGTCATGTTCGCTCCCTTGTTATCTTTGGTTCTCTGCGTAAGACATACAGCCAATACTTGAATGACTTATGCCCACCCCGCCATGCGCCTATGTTTAAACGGATGGCGTACAAGAAGATGCCCCACTTGTAAGCCCAAGCAAGTTCTTTCTGCATCGAATCCCAGTCAGCAAAATTGCCGTTGTTGTATGTGATTCGGTACTTGAACTCAGTCATCATCGCCTCCGTTCTGCGTTGTGTAAATCATCCAACCGATCATGGCGCACACAATCACAAACAGACTAGCGCCTAGTGCCAATATCGTTGCCGTTACAAGAATAATTGTGATTACTTCTATCATCTCATTCTCTCCAATGTTTGGTTAATGACCCCACGAATCTCTTTAAGTTTGGGTAGCTTGTTTGCACTCTCATTGAGTAGGTTATCTATCTCTAGTAGGGCGTTGTAATAGTCAACCCCATTGAGGGCGTGACGCAAATCGTCCTCGTCCTCAGGATAATTAAATTCCAAAACTGCTTTCATAAAATCTCCTTATGGGCTACCGCTTAACTATGACCGTTCCATCGCCCCAAGCCATGCAGGGACAGATGCAACATTAGCTTCGTCAACAATAAGCGTAAAGCCGCCAGCCTCTCCAATTCGTTTTAGTTCTCTATCTTGCAGAGCAGTAGTCTTACCGCCATTGGCTTTGCATTCGATCGCGAAGAATACACCATTGTGGCAACCAATGATATCGGGGATACCACTACGCCCATAGCCCCCTGTCGCAGGCATAAAGTAGTAAATGCCCAGCTTATCCAGCATAGTCTTTAACTTAGCTTTTACTTTGCCCTCAGGGGTCATGTGTCTCTCCGTCTAATTGTTGACAAAGTATAGCACACAAAAAAGCCCGACGCAATAGCTCGGGCGAAAAAAAAGACATACTGACGATTAGTCAGTATGTCTTGAGAGTGGAAGAGTATTAAGTTAGCAAGTGGTTATTGTCTCGCCACCGATGAGGAAGTACAGGTCGGGGTCGTCGGGGAATTTAACACCAACATGTTCGATCGGTTGCTTGTACTCCATTATTTTTAGGATAGCAAACTTCTCTTGGAAGTTAGCTGGTAAGTCGTATGTACTGGTCGTCTCCATACGCACATTGTGTAAGTCGCTCATATCAACCACGGTAATCGTTCCGTCTTTCTCTGTGCGGATACACATACCATACTTGCTGACAAACGCATGCTGTACTGCTTTTGCGATTCGGTAATTGTCATACTTGGCTTGCCCCTCGACTTTCATTGCTTCGGTTAGCTCGGGCGACATTGGCGTTGCCCCAGTTAGGTAGGCTAGTACATGAGCATGGTGAGTACTAACAAACCCCCTCGCCTGAGACCCTGCGTTGTTTATCATGCTGTTGATGTAGTCGTTAACATCGTCGGCTATCTTGGCAGCTATCACATTCGGCTCGGTGCGTTTGAATACATCCATAGCAATCTTGACTGCATTCTTAAAATGCTTTGTCTGCTTGATGTTCTTACTGTTCGAGCCGCTCGCCTTACGCTTGGTTTTTATCCGCTCTGAGGTGATATGGTAAGAATCAAACTTAACGCCTTCAACAGCATGATGGTCAATGTTAATCATCCCGACTCGCTCGTAGTCGTGATACACCCATACCCCCTGCACCTCAAGCTGAGATACATTCCTTACCACATAGGAAATGCGTGGCATCCTGTGATGCAACTCACGCATAAGGTTCTCCAATGATGGCGCAAGCTTTGTTTGCTTGTCGGTGTTTGCGTAATCAATTTTCATAGCTACCCCCTTACCAGTTGAATTTAGAAATGATGGTGTCCACCTTGGACTTAACAGTCTCACGCATGTAGTCACTCTCTTTCAGACTCTCTAAGCTAGCACCGTTAAGTGCGTCAGCAAGATCACGCCTTGCTTGTTCGAGCTTGACATCTTTGGTGATGTTTAATTTACTCAGCAGATCCACTAGCTCGTTGGCGTTTGATAGCAGAGTACTATGAAATACCTTGCGCTTGCCGTCTTCAGTCTCACCCAGTCGATCGCTCATGTGTGTTAGGCAGTTGTGCAATCTGTCCCACACATCACGCATGGCGGTGTTGAGCCGTTTGTTAAAGTGCTCTTCGTAGTGCTGTACCAACTCGGCTTTGGCTTGCTCACCGATATCGATACGGAAGTCACCCGATGTTGGCAACGGCGAGATGGTGTACTCGAACTTGAACTTGCTATCCAATTCTTCGGGTTCGGGGTACTCGTCTCGGTTGAACAGATCACCCAACTGAAACGCCATTGCTGATACTAGCGTAGGGTAGATGGTCTTGAAGTTGTTAGCTAGCGCGAGGTAGTTAGTCCTGTGCGTATCCAACTCCTGCTTGTACCCACCTGCGAACAGATTCTCCATCGTCACAATGCGACCACCTGCATCCGACCAAGGGCTTGTGCGCTTGGTGTTCCACAGCCTTACATTAGCGGCGTACTTAATTACCGCATCCAAGTGGTGATTGCCAGCAAACAAATGCTTGTGGTAGTTACCTGCCCTTACCTTTGTGTGCTTCGATGCGTCTATCTCGTTAGAGACTGCTTTGTCTAGCTTGCGACCAGTCCAGCACGAGATGCTCAACTCAACCAACATGCTTGATGTTGCGATACCAATAGATTCAAACTCTTCCATGACTCTCTCCTGTTATGTTTAAAAAGACATACTGACGATTAGTCAGCATGTCCGACTCACTCAATATGTACACACTTACCTACTGTCGGAACGAACTCGGTGTTACCCTTGACGCACCACAGTACTGGCGCATCGATACCCGCCCAGTTGCCATCGCCACCGCCGTAGAAATACCCATCAGTCAACATCACCACGCATTGCGGTTCAATGCGCTTCTCGATTAGGTACTTGGGTACACACTCGGGTTCTGTACCGCCCCCACCTGCAGGCTTAGTTGACTTCACCGCATTGGCGACCTCGGCGTCACGATATGTTTCGTGCTTGGCTACATGGCTATCCCAATACAGTAACTCAACACACTCGGGCATTACCTCTTCGCAGATAGCGTTGAACTCGGACATGAACATGGAGAGCAACTCACCACCGATTGAGCCCGATGTATCTACGCCAACAGCAATGGTCTTCGCCTTGCGGGACTCTGTGTTTGGCATGATGAGGTTGTTTGCCAACATACGACGATTAGGTCTACGCCATGTTGACTCATCGCCACCACGAATATC